TTAGGTATAATGGCTACTTCATCTTTATCTGGAGAATTCCCAACAACATATGCTGTAACTGTTGGTTCTAGATTTCAGTTTTGATATGTATAATAGATAAAATAATGTTTCACCTAAATATGTTGTGCCATGTTAAACTATTTAAAAAATAAATGGATGGCTTTCAAGGACATTTTTAAAGACAACAACTCTTACAACGAAAAAAACATCGTAGGATTTGGATCATTTGCGGTAATGGCAGTATTTGCGGCCGCAGACATCGTAACAGGTATAATGGGTATGCCGTTAGAAATTACCGATACTATTTTCAACTCATTTGTAATCATTACATTGGGTTCTTTTGGTATTGATGGTGTAACTAAAATCTTTAGTAAAGACAAAAAAGAAGAAGAACTATGAGCTTAAAATCATTACAAGCTAAAATTGGAGTTGGCGCAGATGGGGCATTTGGTCCTGGTACTTTAAAAGCAGCTATGGCCTATTACAAAATGACACCTGAAAGAGCTGCTCACTTTTTTGCCCAAACCGCTCACGAAAGTGGAAACTTTAAGGCATTTGCTGAGAATTTGAATTATGGTGCTGCAGGTTTAACAGGAATATTTAAAAAATATTTCCCAACCACAGAAAAAGCATTACTTTATGAGCGCAAGCCAGAAAAAATTGCTAACTTAGTTTACGCTTCTCGTATGGGAAATGGAGATGAGGCTTCAGGTGATGGATTCAAATTCAGAGGTAGAGGTGCTTTGCAATTGACTGGTAAAGACAACTATAAAGTATTCTCTGAATACTTGAAAAAACCAGAAATTATGACTAATCCTGATTTAGTAGCAACTGAGTATGCTTTCGAATCTGCAATTTTCTTCTTTGACAGAAATAAGCTATGGGACATCTGCGATAAAGGTGTAAACAAAGATACAATCTTAGCCCTTACTAAAAGAATTAATGGTGGAACTCATGGATTGGCTGATAGAGAAGAAAAAACACTTAAGTATTACGGTTATTTAAAATAATTTTAATACTTTAGGATGAAAACATCTGGATTAGGTCTAATTATATCTACTATTAGCATGACTGCTGCTTTTGTATGCTCCTATTTTATGGAACTTACAATGCAGAACGCCGAACAATATTTAGCTATTACAGCTCTAATATTTGCTGATGATTTTTTTGGAGTAATTGCAGGAGTAAAAAGAGAGGGATTTAAAACTTACAAAGCAGTTAAAATATTAAAAAATCTACTATTTTGGATTATAATTTTAACTGTAATATTAGGAATTGAAGCTAATTTTAGTGGAACATTTTGGTTAAGTGAAACTATAATTACCCCACTCATAATATTCCAGCTAATAAGTGCTCTAAAGAACGCATCAATGGCAGGATTTGTTAAGATAGATGAATTAAATAGAATACTGGATAAAATAGATAAACATAAAGGGGAACGTTCCTAAAAAAATAAGGTTGGATTTTATCCAACCTTTTTTTATATTTATGATTATGTTAAAAAATCTAAAACAAAGTATATTCCCATTTATTATAGCATTTTCTGCACTATCTGTTAGTGCTTCTGCTGCTTTCTATTCTATAAGTGGATTAAGCAAACTATTTGCGGGAGCCTCATTTGAGGTAATAATCATGGCTAGTTCCTTAGAAATAGCTAAACTAGTAATTGCTTCTTTACTATACCAATATTGGAATACTATAAATAAAGTATTACGTACCTATCTAATGGTAGCTACAGTAATATTAATTTTCATTACCTCTATGGGAATATATGGTTTCTTGTCTGCTGCATATCAAGAAACAGCTAATAAGGCGGGCAACATGGATGCTCAAATATCTTTGGTAGAAGTTAAGCGAGATAATATTAAAGAGCAACTAACCGTATACACGCTCGAAAAAGAAAATATCACTAAAGCCATTGCCGATCTACGGGCAGGACTAGCTAACAACATTATACGATACAAAGACAAGGATGGTAATATGATTACCTCTACCTCCACTGCTACACGTAATGCTTTAGAAAAACAATTAGATCAAGCCGTAACTAGACAAACGGACGTTAACCTTAAGGTTGATGAACTAAATACTCAGCTCTTTGAATACGAAACCCAAATTGTAGAAATTAAAACCGGAAGTGATCTAGCTGGAGAACTAGGACCTTTAAAGTTTATTTCAAGCCTTACGGGTATAGCAATGGATCAAATTATAAATGTACTACTTTTGATTATTATATTTGTGTTTGATCCTTTAGCAATTTCTCTAGTAATAGCTGCTAACTTTGCATTTGCTCAAATAAATCCTGTAAAAGATCCCGTTGTAGAGGAACAACCCGAATCTATAAAAGAAGAACAGCAATATGATCCCTTGGATCTAAACAAAGATGGGATTGTAGATGAAAGTGAAAAAGCAATAGCTAAACAAAAAATAGCAGAATTAGAGTATAACATTGAGGCTAAATCTTTATCAGGTTGGAGAACAAAAAAATTACAAAATGAAATTGACTCTTTAAAATCTAAAATTGAAGGAGAGAACACAACAAAAACATACTAGCTTGGCTTCTTAAAATAGGGTTCGTACATTTACATCAAATAAAAGTTATGATTTACTCTCCGACATTTCCAAAACCGTACATTCAAGAAAAGCTCTCCAAGCTTCGCAAGCTAAAATACAACCAATTTAGATGGTGGAGAATGTACGACAATCCTGTTTTGCCTTTGCCAAACAAAGCACCATTGATTGATAAAATCTTAAATGGTGATTACGATTATCCCCACTACAAACTCCAGGCTGAACTAGTAGAGCATGAGCTAAACGAATTGGCTCAAAAATGTGGTGGTAACAATGAAAAATTTGGGGAAAAAAGTGCACTAATGCGCACCCGAAGAAAAAGATTGCTTGACGATTTTGAAAAAGAAGAAAACGATAAGCTAAAAAGAATATACAAAGAATTTGAAAAAAACTTTGCTGCAACTAAAGAACAAATTGAGGAAGAAATGCTAAGATTTGTTGGTAATTTAGGAGAATTTTATTATTATATGGGAGTTAGATATCAAAAAGTACAAAACCCAAACAGACGCGGACGTAAAAAGAAAAATATATGATCAAAGTTTCACATGAAGTACCTAAATGCTTACTAAAAGCATCTCTTGAATTTAACGATTATCAGTATTGCTTACCTCATTTATTAGATCAGGATACAGCTTATAAAAAGCACTTCTATGATTTTAAAAAATCAGGTGGGTATATTATTATGGACAATTCTTTACATGAACTAGGAGAGGCATACGACCACGAACGCTTAATGTTCTGGGTAAATGAGCTTGAACCTGATGAATTTATTGTACCTGATGTTTGGATGGATATAGATGCTACTCTTAAAAATGCTGAAGAATGGATTAAACTCAAATACCCTTCAAACACTACACCAGTAGCAGTAGTACAAAGTAGAAGTTTTAAAGATGCAGAAGAATGTTATCTTGCGTTGAAAAACATGGGATATAAGAAAATTGCCATGTCATATGGAGCGGATTGGTACGCTGAAAAATTCACGGGATTTAAAATAGATAAAGCCAAAATGTTTGGTAGAATTGCAGCTGTAAAGCAAATGTTTTACAATGGCACTATTAAAAAAGACGATAGAGTACACCTTCTAGGTTGTTCTTTACCACAAGAATTTGGATGGTATAATAATTGTTCGTACATTGAGTCAATTGACACTTCAAACCCCGTTATGGCAGCTTTAGAAGGCATCAAATATTCAGATACAGGTTTAGATTATAAACCTAAAGCAAACATGAACGATTATTTTAATATCGATTCTACAAAAGTAAATTTAAATTTAGTATTAAACAACGTAAAAGCATTTAAAAAAATTAACGAGTTATGATTTCACTATATGATTATTTAGGACATGCAGCTGGTTCTGAGCTGGGTAAAAAAGTTAATGCTTATGCTTGCATCCGTCAAACTGAAACCGGATTAAGGTATGTAGAAAATCCTGTATACAAAGGAAAAATTATGTTGTATACTAGAGAGTTTTTGGATGAGTTTTTTACAGTGCAAAAACTATTTAGCTAATATGGGACTATTTTTGAAAAATGCTTTAGATAAAGGAGTAAAAGAACCATCTAATAGATATGGGCTTGTTCCTAGTCAAAAAGATTTAAGAGATACATTAGCCAAAATCTGGAACAACCAAGATAATTTGACAAAGGAGGATATTCAAACTCTAATGTATTTATCCAAAAAATAACGTTTGCCTATACGTTTAAAATACCTGGCAAAATTAAAAATTATACAAACAAATGAAAAGCGTAGTAGTATCACTAAGCGGAGGAATGGATTCCTCAACATTATTATTAAGAGCATTATCTGAATATGATAATGTAATTGCAGTATCTTTTGACTATGGTCAGAAACATAGGGTGGAGCTTGAGCGAGCTCAATCATTAATAAATTATTTAAATACTTGTGTAAATTGCTCATCATTTGAACCTATCAAAATCACTTACCAAACAATTAAACTTGAAGGTTTAACTCCATTACTTAACTCTGCTCTTGTAATGGGTGGAGATGAGGTGCCTGAAGGCCATTACGAGCAAGACAACATGAAAGCTACAGTTGTTCCTAACCGTAACAAAATCTTTAGCTCAATTGTACAAGCTATTGCTTTGTCTACTGCTAACCAAAACGAATCTACTTGCGACATTGCACTAGGTATTCACGCAGGCGACCATGCAATTTATCCAGACTGTAGACAAGAATGGAGAGATGCAGATGATCAAGCATTTAGAGTTGGAAACTGGGATGTTGGAAGAGTTGGACACTTTACACCTTATCTACACACAGATAAATTTGGAATTTTACAAGATGGAGAAATGTTGTGTAAAAAATTAGGTTTGGATTTTAACGAAGTATATTCAAGAACAAATACCTCGTACAAGCCAATTCAACATCTAGTAGAAAAGAAAATTAGTGTGTTGGCTAATCTTTTCGAAATGCAACAAATTCCAGTGTGGTTTAGCGACTATAAGAGTGCAAGTAGTGTGGAGAGGATAGAAGCCTTTATTAAATTAGGTAAACCAGATCCAGTTGCTTATGCAGACGAAACCGGACCTGTAACCTGGGAAGTAGCTAAAGCACACGTAGAGCAAGTATTAGCTCAACATCAAGCTTAAGATTGACGATTGTCCTATGGTGTAACGGTAGCACAAGTGGTTTTGGTCCACTTAGACGAGGTTCGAATCCTTGTAGGATAACATACGGGCCCATAGCTCATTCGGTTAGAGCAGTTCACTCATAATGAAAAGGTGCCTGGTTCGATTCCAGGTGGGCCCACAGAAGTAGTTCTTTGATATGTATATTGTAGAGTGTTGAAATTGGCAGACATGCCCACCTGTCTCGTGGGCGGGGATAACGAAATAAAGTAAGGATATTGGGGTAGACCACCGGCTTGCAAGCGCTATTTGTCCTTTACCTAATTGCCCCGTGGATGGTTCGAATCCTCCCTCTACAGCACCAGCTCCTAAAGCATTGCTGGCGATGCGCATGACTTGTAATCATGATAACTTGGTTCGATTCCGAGTGGGAGCTCAACGTACTTACCACGCTATCCATAAGAACAGCGTCCCAGGGTAAGTCTTTTATGAGGGTAGGTAGTTGCAAATATTTACCCTCAACACGCTCGGTTCGTCTAGGGGTTAGGACGTATCCCTTTCACGGATAAAACACGGGTTCGATTCCCGTATCGAGTACAAGATTGTAACGATTCGAAAGAATGACGGAACAGACGCTACGAATGAAATGGTAATCTTTGAAACTGTAGAAAGGAGTATAAGAGAAACAAACCGTACAGACGTTACAATCTCCCTCTTTAAAAGAGTATAGAAAGTTATTTGAAATATGGGGTTGAAAGGTATAGATTGGCAATGTAAATGAAGTAGATGATACAAGCCGGGTTAGATGGAAATCCGTAAATACCTATCGAATTATAAGTGGCGAAGAGAAATCTTCATTCACCTTCGAAGATGCTTTGGCATTCGTAGGTGCTGATTACGCTGTAGCAGCCTAATCTTTCCCGCACACATCGTGGGATATTAAAAAGAATGTGTACCAAGGTGGAAAAGTGATTGAACCCGAAATCGAATCACCCATTGGTTGTCAGGTTTACGATGGTGAAGAACAAACCGACTATTTTGTTTATTAAGAAAAATAAACTAAGCTTGTGAATGAGTCCTTTAGTTAGTTGAGCAAGACGAGGGTTCGACTCCCTCCAACTCCACTTTTATTATTAAAAATTATGGCATTATTTAAAGATTTAAAAGAATTACAAGAAGAATTGCAATACTGGAAAGAATACGAGCCTGTAAACAACATGGGTAAATGGTATGTAAGTGTCAGAATTGAAAAAATAAAGAGAAAAATTAAATCAATTGAAGAAGATTTAGAGAAAAGAAAAAATAGATTGGCCCCTTAAACCCCATTTCGTACCTTTATATTATATTAATGCCGGGATGGTGGAATAGGTAGACACGCAAGACTTAAAATCTTGTTCGCCAACGCGAGTGCGGGTTCGATTCCCGCTCCTGGTACTATTTACAAACATATTTATATTTATAACAAACAAACCAATTTAATTAATCATGAAAAAAGTAACAATGATTTTCGCTGCAGTAGTAATGTTTGCTGTAGTATCTTGTGGAGCTAAGAAGACTGAAGAAGTGGTAGTTGACTCTGTAGCAGTTGAAGCTGACACTACTGCTGTTGATAGCGCTGCTGTTGTAGTTGCTGACAGCACTGCTGTTGAAGCTGCTCTCTAATAAAGCAGTTCACAAGATGAATTAAGGAGCTTGGAGACCCAAGCTCTTTTTTTTATCTTTATATAAAATAAAATGTTATGGTAAAAGATATTAAATATTTCTTCAAAAGAAAGTACAGACAAATACAACGAGTAGTTGATTATCTACCTATAATTTGGAAAGGATATGATTTTGATTACAGCTATTCAGTTGACCTCTTTAAGAAAAGTCTAGAAAGACAAGCAAAATTATTTGAATCAGAGGCACAAAATTCAGATAGATCAAAACAAAATGCTTCCCGAATTAGAACCGCAATTCAGCTGATAGATAAGGTTTATAATGGAGACTATGAGTTAGAGTGGGTGGATAAACTTAAAGAGGAATATGGTTCTGATATTTTAGATTTTAGGTTTGAAGACACAGGTGAAGGTAATGGTACCTCTTATCTGAAGTACAAATATGAAGATTTGAATATGAGAAGCAAAATGAAAAAAGAACTCATTAAAGAATCAAAAGAAAAACAAAAACGAGCACATAAGTTACTTTGGGATTTTATAGAACATAATATTCAATTTTGGTGGGATTAATATGAAACAGACAGCAATACAACAAGCTATTGTAATGGTTAGAAGCAGAATGGAGTCAATAGACGAGACTTTAATGGGTAAACATACCGCTCATCATCTTCAACAGATTGAGAGAGGTTTATACGATTTACTTGAGAAAGAGAAGGAGCAAAGAATAATGGATTATAATGCAGGCCATACCGACGGTCTATGTAATCACATTAATGATGCAGATAATTACATAAATGAACAAAACTATAATACTGAAATAAAATGAGAACCGCAGAGGAAATAGTAAATGAAATGATGGAACAAACTGATGAAATGTTAGTTGAAATCCATAAAAATCTTAGTGAAAAAATTGGAGAAAAATCCGCGGATGAATGGGTTGAGATGCTTAAAAAGGTTAGAGAAAAAGAAATCGAAAGACAAACAAAATGAAGTTATCAATTAACGAAGTATGGGGACAAGTTTACCTTCTACCCTTCATAAAATTCACACACACTCGCCAATTAAATGGTGATTTAGAATTGATTATTGGATATTTAAAATGGGAACTAGTAATAGGAATGTAAAAGCTACAGAACAGGGATATCAATACTGTTCTAAATGTAAAAAAGAAACTTGGCACACTCCTAAATTTGGATTGGTATTTGAAAATAAGAGAAAATGTAGTGTATGTACTACTATAAACCAAATAGAAAAATAAGATATGGGAACTTTAGTTGCAATTGGAGTTATTTTAGTATTTACAGGTATGATATCTGTTCTCTGGGTACGAGGAATTGATTACATGGATAAAAACTATCCAGATTATAAAGGTTATGATTTGTTTGACGAAGAAGAAAAAGAAGATGGCAAAGTATCTTAAAACTGCGTTTTTTAAAGAGATTGAACTCCTTAGAGATCAAGAATATATATCTTATGGGAAGATGTTAGAAATAATCCAGGATGAAGTAATTATAAATTACAAGCAAGATAATACATTTAGAAAAAAATTAAAACGGTTTTTTAAAGATATTTGGTTGGGGGTTAAAGTATCAAACAATATTAAAGAAAACAATCAAATGTTTTAAATTATAAGGTTATGGAACAAATATATAGTGCTGCTATTTGGTACAAAGACCTACCTACCGTAAAATATATGCCCACAAACATAGATACGGGTATGGTAGTGGAAGGTCATAGACACGCTGATATCATTAGAACGGTACTAAACTTACTTGGTAAACGAACCGTACAATTTGG